TGTATCATCAGGAATAGCTGGTGGCGTGAGATGCCCATGTAGTGACCAGTCTCTTCAGATTTGGTCAGCCATTCGCGCAACGTTTCAAGCCGTTGTTCCGGCGTCACTGGTAATTGCGTCATGACATTGCAACCCAAAAGCCGAACACGAAGACAACCAAACCCATGCAGATGAGGCCGGGTTGCATCGGGCCAGTGATAGGCACTGACAAAAATGTCAGGATGAGGCCCAGCAATGCGATGCCAAGGCCAGCGTTCTTGCGGAACCGTCTAGCCATAGCTTGGCGGCGCTTTTGTTCGCGCCATTGTTCTAGTGTTTCCATCGTCCATTCTCCCATGATGGTAGGGCCGGACATTGCTGTCCGGCCCATGTAGTTATTTGGTGAGCTTGGAGACCTTCTCCAAAAGCTCGATCACCTGCTTGCGCTTGGCGGCTGACAGTGACGTGTCAGGATCCACCTTCTCAGCGTCACGCTGGATCTGGCCCAGTGCCTTATTGGCGGCGACATGGACGCGCTCTTGGAGCGGCCGGACAGTGTGGGCGTTACCACCTGCCGGTGCCTCTTCGAGCTTGGCGGCTTTGGCCTTTTGCTCGCCGATCCAGCGGCCCACCTTCTGGCCTGCCAGTGTGCGAACGTCCTGCTTATGCTGAACGCTGGCGTCCGGCGTCCGCTTCTTGAACGCCGCCCATGCCGGTGCGTCCATCATGAAGAGCTTGCGCTCTTCGGCGGTAAGCAATGCCTTGCCGTTTTGCTGGCAGGCGTGCTTGGCAACGTCAGCGCGGAACGCCGCCCATTGCTCATCCGAGAGAAGCCCGCCTTTCTTCGGGCTTGTGAAAGTTGCGGCGGTCAGGCCGGCCTTTCGCATGAAATCCAAGACGCGGCCGCTGGCCTTCGTCTCAGAGTTAACGATACGGAAAAAGCCGTTATCAGGAACGGCCACATTGGAGATAGACATAACGTCCACCTTTCTGCCCATCGGGCATTGCGGTTTACGAAATTCCGTAAACCTGTGAAACAGGCGACACCGCGTCACCTGATGATTTGTTTATGGCAGATTGGCGCGGTAAATGGTAGGGATGCGCTGTAAATGGTGCGAAATAGTTACGAAATTCCGTAAATTCTGGCAGACAATGGCGAAACGTGCCGAACGCTACCCATACCCCACCCCCATGACCCGCTGTGTGTCGCTGGTACCATACGCTCCTATGTATTACTAATTTCCACGAACGATCGTAAAATTTCTGAGTTCGGCCTATACCCCCCTCACACAGGAACACCCCCCGGTAGGAGTCCCAACCTCCTTGCACGAAAAAATATTTTTGTGTATATGTCGTCACTAACGGTTAACAACCTGCGAAATGACATGGCGATTGTAGTAGAACCCGAGCTGGGTGTGGCGGTTCCTGAAGAGTTACCGCCTATGGACCTGAAAGAGCGTACGGAAGCGGCTAGTAAAACAGCAGAACTGCTGGCCGACCACGGGTTAGACATCGAACCGACCAAGGAAGACAAGGACATCGCGGCCAAAATCACGCTGGCTTACGCTGATGACCCCGAAGCAACCTCCAAAAAAGTGACAACCAAAAAGGCTGCGACCCTGACTCCGGCCTCTCTGCGACTTACAAACAACATTTTGCAGGAATTTGGGCACTCTGTGGTGCAGAGTGCGGTCCAAGTTCGTCATCTTGTCACCAACAAGCTCATCGATGAGACCGAAAACCCTGATCCACGGGTGCGAATACGGGCGTTGGAGCTGCTTGGTAAGATATCTGACGTTGGGTTGTTTGCAGAAAAGTCAGAAGTGACGATTACACACCAGTCTACAGACGACTTGCGGGCAAAATTGCGTGAAAAACTGCAAAAATTGAATACTGCGGAAGAAAATACGCAGGATGTGGTCGTTATTGACGGCGAATCTCTGGATGTTGACGCCGAACTTGGCCTGAAAGCCGAAGAGAAGTTCGATGACGACTGAAGATTTCACTGAGGACGAGATCCAGCAGATGCTGGACAACCTAGATCAGTATTCTCCAGAGGAAATCGTCGAAATTGACCGTCTTGTGGACGAACTTAGCACTCGCAAGACCAATAAACGCGCCTATGACGACCTTATTGAGTTCTGTAAGCGTATGCAGCCCGATTATATAGTCGGAAAGCACCACAGAATGCTTGCAAACATGCTGATGGACATCGCCGAGGGCAAAAAAGACCGTATTTGCGTCAATATTCCGCCCAGACACGGTAAATCTCAGCTCGTTTCCATATTTTTCCCGGCGTGGTTCTTGGGGCGTAACCCTCGAAAGAAGGTCATGATGGTGTCTCACACCACTGATCTGGCTGTGGACTTCGGCCGTAAGGTTCGTAACCTGATCTCTACAGACGAATATCAATCCATATTTCCCACTGTGAATCTGGCTGCAGACTCCAAGTCTGCTGGCCGGTGGAACACAAACTCAGGAGGCGAATACTATGCGTGCGGTATCGGTTCTTCTATTGCTGGTCGTGGTGCTGACCTCCTGCTCGTTGACGATCCCCATTCCGAACAAGATGTCATTAACGGAAATTTTGAAGTCTTTGAAAAAGCATACGAATGGTTCACCTTCGGAGCGCGTACACGACTAATGCCCGGTGGCCGAGTGGCTATCATCCAGACTCGGTGGCACATGGACGACCTGACAGGACGGGTAACTCGTGACATGGTGCAGAACGACCGTGCGGATCAATATGACGTGGTCGAGTTCCCTGCCATACTGGATATTGTAAACAAGAAGAGTAAGAAGTCAGAGCAGAAGCCTCTGTGGCCTGAGTTCTTCGACCTGAACGCTTTGTTGCGTACCAAAGCATCGATGCCCACATTTCAGTGGAACGCGCAGTACCAGCAGCAACCCACAGCCGAAGAAGCCGCTCTCATCAAGCGGGAGTGGTGGAGTATCTGGAAGCAGGACTACCCACCACCATGCGAATATATAATCATGTCTTTGGATGCGGCAGCAGAAACACACAATCGTGCTGACTTTACAGCATTGACTACGTGGGGTGTGTTTTTGAACGAAGAAGTGGACAACTATAATATTATATTGCTAAACAGCATAAAGAAGCGTATGGAGTTTCCAGAGCTGAAGCAACTCGCACTGGAGGAGTACGAAGAGTGGGAGCCGGACGCGTTCATCGTCGAGAAAAAGAGCGCTGGCACTGCCCTGTACCAAGAGATGCGTAGATCTGGACTGCCCGTACAAGAATATACACCCCACAGGGGGTCTGGAGATAAGCTGGCCCGACTTAACTCTGTGTCAGATATAGTCGCTTCCGGCATGTGTTGGGTTCCTGAGACCCGTTGGGCCGAGGAGGTTGTGGAAGAGATTGCGGGGTTTCCATTTATGAGCCATGATGATTTGGTCGATTCGACTGTTATGGCCCTCATGAGGTTTCGTCAGGGGGGCTTTATACGTCTGCCTAGCGATGAGCCGGAAGAACAGCAGTACTTCAAGCGGCGTAGCGGCGGATATTATTAAGGATCAGCATCATGGCGATTGAAAAAGGAATTAGTAAAGCTCCTGAAGGCATAGACGTAGAGCTTCCCGAAGAAATGCCCCAGCCGGACCTCGAAATCGAGGTTGTTAACCCAGATATGGTTACTCTGGACGACGGCAGCGTAGAGATTACGCTTATTCCGGGCGCAGAACCCACCGACATGCCGTTTGAGGGCAATCTGGCAGAGGTCATGGAAGAGAATGACTTGGCTAGGCTGTCAGAAGACCTTATCGGCCTTATTGATTCCGACATCGACAGCCGCAAAGACTGGGCCGATACCTTCGTAGACGGCCTCGACGTGCTTGGATTCAGGTACGAGGAGCGCACTGACCCGTGGGAGGGCGCTTGCGGCGTGTATTCCACAGTGCTGTCTGAGGCTGCAATCAGGTTCCAAGCCGAGACTATGAGCGAGACCTTCCCTGCTATTGGGCCTGTAAAGACCAAGATTCTAGGCGAAGAGACTAAAGAGAAGATGGAATCCGCTGCTCGTGTAAAAGCGGATATGAATTACGAGCTTACCGAGAACATGGTCGAGTATCGCCCCGAGCATGAGCGCCTGCTCTACAGCTTGGGTCTTTCTGGATCAGCGTTCAAAAAGGTGTATTACGACCCGAACATGGGCCGTCAGGTGGCACTGTTTATCCCCGCAGAGGATTGCATCGTGCCGTACAGCGCGTCCCATATCGAGACCGCAGAGCGTGTTACGCACGTCATGCGCAAGACCAAGAACGAGATTCGTAAGCTACAGGTTAACGGGTTCTACCGTGATATTGAACTGGGAGAGCCTGAGCCGTACCACTCTGACATCGAAGTCAGGAAGGCAGAAGAGGGCGGCTATTCGCTTACAGACGATGATCGGTATGCACTGTACGAGGTACATGCAGATCTGGTTATCGATGGCATTGACGAGTCCGAGGACGATATCGCCAAACCCTATGTGGTGACTATCGAGCGTGGCTCCAGTGAAGTCCTGTCGGTACGCAGGAACTGGAACCCCGTTGATCCATTGATGTTGAAACGCCAGCACTTCGTACACTATCCGTACGTGCCGGGCTTTGGCTTCTATGGCCTCGGACTCGTTCATATCATTGGTGGGTACGCACGGGCGGGCACATCTCTGATTCGCCAGCTGGTAGACGCTGGCACCCTTGCTAACCTCCCCGGTGGCCTGAAGTCTAGAGGGCTTCGCATCAAGGGAGACGACGCTCCTATCGAGCCGGGAGAGTTCAAAGACGTAGACGTGCCGTCCGGCAGTATCAGGGACAATATCATGCCCCTGCCGTACAAAGAGCCGTCTCAGACCCTGTTGGCACTGCTGGACAAGATTACTACGGAAGGCCGGAGACTGGGCGCTATCAGCGACATGAACATCTCGGACATGTCTGCTAATGCTCCAGTAGGCACGACGCTGGCGCTTTTGGAGCGTACACTGAAGCCTATGGCTGCAGTACAGGCCCGTGTTCATTACGCCATGAAGCAGGAGTTCAAACTCCTCAAGGCTTTGATGGCAGAATACGCGCCAGCGGAGTATTCGTATCAGCCGCTACGGGGCGAAGTTAGTGCCCGGCAGGCTGATTACGCTTCAGTTGACGTGATCCCCGTCAGCGACCCTAACAGCTCCACTATGGCACAACGTGTGGTGCAGTATCAGGCTGTACTGCAGATGTCTCAGACAGCCCCGCAGATTTACGACCTGCCGCAGCTCCACAGACAGATGATCGAAGTGCTCGGCGTAAAGAACGCAGACAAACTTGTTCCTACAAAAGACGATATCCAGCCTGCAGATCCGGTGAGCGAGAACATGAATGCGCTGATCGGCAAGCCTATGAAGGCGTTCCTGTATCAAGACCACGACGCACATATTGGTGCACATATGGCCTTCATGCAGGATCCGCAGGTTGCGCAGCTGATTGGCCAGAACCCGCAGGCCAAACAGATCATGGCCTCCTTGCAGGCACACATAGCGGAGCATCTTGGGTTCAAATACCGCAAGCAGATCGAAGAGAAGATGGGAGCCGAGCTGCCCCCACCGAACGAGCAGCTTCCAGAAGATGTGGAAGTACAACTCGCCCGCGTGGTTGCGGAAGCTGGCAAACAGCTTACTCAGGCAAACCAGCAGCAGGCTGCACAGGCCGCTGCACAGCAGCAAGCTCAAGACCCCATGTTCCAGCTGCAGCAGGCAGAACTTCAGGTCAAGGCGCAGGAAGTACAGCGCAAGGCACAGAAAGACGCCGCAGACATGCAGCTTAGGGAGCAGGAGCAGCAACGCAAGATCGCCAAGGATGTGGTTGACGCCAAACTGGAGAAAGACCGCATTGATCTTGAGAAACTGGAGCTTGGTATGGACGCACAGAAGGCTGGCGTTAAGTTGCGTGCAGACCGACAAGCAGAAAAGAACAAAACGGACCTTGAGGTCGCCAAACTCATGTCCAATAGAAGCAAGGAGTAATCGTGGCAAAAACCGTCCTTGACGTGCTGTATGACAAGTTATCCGAGGATAAGTCCTCTGCACTAGAGTTTCTTGGTGCTGGTGGAGCTAAAGACTTCGCTCAGTACAAAGAAGCGACAGGTTTCATTCGAGGTCTAGAAACCTGCCTTAACTACGTAACAGACCTTTCGCGCAACCACTTGGAAGATGATGATGAGTGAGCCAATCAAAATACCTGAATCCGCCCGTGTGGTGGAAACTCCTGTGTCCGACGAGGACTGGGAAGCACAACTACCGAAGCCCTGCGGTTACAGACTCCTTGTAGCCCTGCCTGACGTTAGCGATTACTACGAAGGCAGCACCCTCCTGAAGACCGACAGCGAAAAGCACAAAGAGTACATCATGTCGATCATGGGGGCGGTTATTGATATGGGTGAGGCTGCGTATACAGATACAGAGCGTTTTCCTACCGGCCCTTGGTGCAAGGTAGGCGACTACGTGATGTTCCGTATGAACACAGGCACTCGTTTCAAAGTAAACGGCAAAGAGTTTCGGTTGATGAATGACGATTCCATTGAGGCAGTAGTCCCTGACCCTCGTGGTATCTGCAAGGCGTAGGAGAAAATTATGCCATTTCAAAAGGTTGAGTTTGAATTTCCTGATGAGCAGGAAGCAAAAAAGCCTCAAGACATTGAAGTAGAGGGGTCCAGTGCAGTTGAAGTTGACCTATCTGGCAAGAAATCTGAGGAGCGCGAGGCGAAACCTGCGCGTGAGGAGGACTCTAATGATGGTGGATTTGAGGTTGAAGTTGTTGATGATACGCCAAAGGCTGATCGAGGACGCAAGGCTTCTGAGCCGCCTAGTGATGTCACTGACGAAGAGCTTGAAGAGTATTCTGATAAGGTCCGCAATCGGATTAAGCACTTCAGTAAGGGCTACCACGACGAACGTCGCGCGAAAGAGCAGGCGATTCGTGAGAGGCAAGAACTAGAAGACGTAGCTCGCAAGCTCGTCGAAGAGAACAAAGAGTTAAAAGGCACCGTTGGTAAGAATCAGTCAACGATGCTAGAGCAAGCCAAGATCTCCGCTAACTCTGAGCTGGAAAGGGCCAAAGCCTTATACAAAGATGCTTATGAGTCTGGAGACGCAGAGGCAGTTGTTGATGCACAAGAAAATCTAACTGCTGCTAAGATTAAGGTTGATAGGGTAAACAATTTCAAACTTCCTGCTTTACAGGAAGAAGAAACTCCTGTTAACCTGCAAACAGAATCCGCTCCAGTCGCGGCTGATGCACGAGCGAACGAGTGGGCACGGAACAATCCGTGGTTCAACTCGGACGAAGAAATGACATCACTTGCGCTGGGGTTGCACGCAAAGCTCCAAAAGAACGGCGTAGCCGTTGGGAGCGACGAATACTATGAGAGCATTGACTCTCGTATGCGCCAAGTGTTCCCCGATTATTTCGAGGACACGGAAGAAGAAGTGGAGGTTGACCAGCCTAAAAAGCAACCAAATGTGGTTGCACCCGCTACGCGGAGCACCGCGCCGAAGAAGATTCGGCTAACGCAAACACAGGTGAACATTGCTAAAAGGCTTGGACTGACCCCCGAACAATACGCCAAACAGGTTGCAATCGACATGAGGAAAGCAAATGGCTGAGAATCGTCTGAACAGAGAGCACGAGACTCGCGAAAAAACGACCCGTAAGAGAGCTTGGCAGCGTCCCGAGGTGCTTCCATCACCTAATCCCGAGCCGGGTTATGAATTTCGTTGGATCAGAGTTAGCTCTGCAGGAAATACCGACGCCACTAACGTTTCCTCAAAACTTCGTGAAGGTTGGGAGCCTGTAAAAGCATCAGATCACCCAGAGATCACTTTGGTTACCGTCGAAAACGATAAGTTCAAGGACAACGTCGTTATCGGTGGCCTGCTGCTCTGCAAAGCTCCAGAGGAATTGGTCCAAGAACGCAACAGCTACTATCAGCAGCAGACGCGTGCACAGATCGAATCCGTTGACAACAACCTCATGAGAGAGAACGACCCTCGTATGCCTCTGTTCCATGAGCGCAAAACGAAGGTCACTTTTGGTAACGGAACTTGATTTAACAGGAGTGAAGGATGGCATATCCTACTGTTGGTGGCCCTTACGGCCTCGTTCCGGTAAAACTGTTGAGCGGTACTCCCTATGTTGGGACTGTTCGCCACTACTCTATTGCTAGTGGCTACGGCACTTCTATCTTCTACGGGGACGCTGTAAAACTGGTTACCGGAGGCACTGTCGAGCGTGATACGTTCGATTCTGCTATGACTCCAATCGGAGTCTTCATGGGTGTTACTTACACCGATCCGAATACGTCGCAACTTACCTTCAAGCAGTACTATCCTGCTAGCACCAGCGCGTCTGACATCAAGGCGTATGTGTGTGATGCAACCGATGTTCTGTTCAAAGTAGCAGTCCTGTCTTCGGGCACTACTATTGGTGATCTGGCGCAGACCGATGTCGGCGCGAACGTTGCTGGTGTAGACAATACTGGCGATACCGTTTCGGGTAACTCCCGTTGTGGTATTTCGGACACGTCTGCAACAACAGCTACGCTTCCGTTCCGTATCGTTGATCTGGTCGAAGAGACCAAGAACAGCTCTGGTGGATTTACTGAAGCGTATGTGAAGTGGAATGCGGGTCACGCATTCGACAACACTACTGGCGTATAAGGAGGGTTAAGTAATGGCTATTTCTCGCGCCCAACTACTTAAAGAACTCCTTCCCGGCCTGAACGCGCTGTTCGGATTGGAGTATGCAAAATACGGCGAAGAGCACGCCGAAATCTTTGAAACCGAGTCCTCAGATCGCTCATTTGAGGAAGAGACCAAATTGAGTGGATTCTCAGCCGCACCCGTCAAGAATGAAGGCGCTGCGATTGAGTATGATAGCGCTCAAGAGGCTTGGACTGCTCGCTACAACCACGAGACAGTGGCTATGGGCTTCTCGATCACCGAGGAGGCTATTGAAGATAACTTGTACGACTCTCTGTCGGCTCGTTATACGAAGGCACTTGCTCGGGCTATGGCGTACACCAAGCAGGTCAAAGCTGCTTCCATCTTGAACAACGCGTTTGATTCAAGCACCACCTATGGTGATGGCAAAGAGCTTTGCGCCACTGACCACCCGCTTGTCAGCGGTGGCACCAACTCGAACGAACCCAGCACTGCTGCTGACCTTAACGAAACCTCTCTTGAGGCGGCTGTTATTCAGATTGCAGGTTGGACCGACGAGCGTGGTCTGCTGATTGCTGCCAAGCCTCGCAAGCTGGTTATCCCGCCGAACCTCCAGTTCACTGCAACTCGTTTGCTGGATACTGATGGTCGTGTGGGTACTGCGGACAATGACCTCAACGCGATTCGTAACAACGGGTCGATTCCCGAGGGCTACGCAGTCAACCACTACCTGACTGACACGGACGCATGGTTCCTGATGACCGACGTTCCTAACGGCCTCAAGCACTTTGTACGTAGCCCGATGGCTACCTCTATGGATGCTGACTTTGATACTGGCAACAGCCGGTACAAGGCCCGTGAGCGTTACTCATTCGGCGTGTCCGATCCGCTGGGCATCTTCGGATCGCCCGGAGCATAATGTTGAGGGGGGCAAGATCTTGCCCCCCTTTATTTTATTTGGTATAAAAACACAATTCCTGACAGTTCCATTGGGGAACTGACGCTAGCCAAGACAGGAGATGTACATGGCTAAAACAACCTTCTCAGGTCCAGTACGGTCGAATCGTGGCTTTACCGCTGCCGGTTCCAACGCGATGGTGAACATCACCGCAGAGACCACTCTGACCTATGATGACCACGTTGGTCGCATCATCAAGATCAACGACGCCGATGGCGCGGTCACTCTCCCGACCATTTCAACCGAAACTCTCGGTGCCCGTTACACCTTCTACGTAGGCACTGACTGTACCGATTGTGACATCAAAACTGACGGCACTGACAAGTTTGTTGGTTCGCTGTCTGTCATGGAGGACTCTGGTCTGACAGAGACCTCTGCTCCGGGAGCAACCAACGATGTCATCTCGATGAACGGCACCACGACTGGTGGCGACAAGGGATCTTACGTCGAGATCACCGCTATCGAAGACAACGTGTACCTCGTGCAGGGAATGCTTCTTGGTTCTGGTGAAGCCGTAACTCCTTTCGCTGATAGCTAATAGGAGGCCTTAATGGCTGATGCAGTAACTTCACAAACGCTTGTCGATGGACCAGCGCACGCTGTCATGAAATTTACTAATATTTCTGATGGCACAGGTGAAAGTGCCGTCACGAAAGTTGATGTCAGCGCCTTGCAGACCAGCCAGAATGGTGATGCTTGTACCGGAGTTCAGATCGAACGTATCTGGTGGCAGTGTATCGGCATGAAGGTTCAGATCCTGTGGGACGCTACGACTGATGCGTTTTGTATCGAGCTTGGCGAAAATCAGAGTGGCAACCACGATTACACCATTTTTGGTGGTCTGGTGAACAATGCTGGCTCTGGTAAAACGGGCGACATCAAATTCACGACAGTAGGGCACACATCTGCAGATACGTACACGATCATTCTGTATCTGCGTAAACAATATGGCTAGGTAGGGGATTCCTATGGCTAGGAAAAAAGAGACCCCGATCCGTCGCACCACTCGCGGGAAAGGCGCTAACTATCGCCCTACCAAGAGTGGTGCGGGCATGACCGCAAAAGGGGTTGCTGCGTATAGGCGCAAAAACCCCGGCAGTAAGTTGAAGACTGCTGTCACTGGTAAAGTGAAGCCCGGTAGTAAGGCTGCAAAGCGGCGTAAGTCGTTCTGCGCACGTAGTGCCGGACAAATGAAACAATTTCCGAAGGCTGCTAAGAATCCAAATTCGAGACTCCGGCAGGCGAGGAGAAGATGGAAGTGCTGAATGCCGTACTTGCAGTCGAATATACCGCATTTTACTGCTTGGGTTCGTAGGGAGTACACTAAGAACCTAGAGGAGTATCACGGCGATTTTCTTCATGCGATGGTGGTCGCAGTAACCACCATGCCTAATCGTACACTCAGCTTCCAAGTAATCTTTACCGGATGTGAGTCAGACGACACTGACGAGCCAAATGTTCATGGTGGAGCCATGTGGGCACGTATGCCCCTTACTGCTCTTGTGGCCGACGTGCCGTACGAGGAGTGGCCCACAGAGCTTCCTCCATACATTGCACAGCCTTGGGACTGCATGTCCCACTATCACTCGGTCTACAAAATAGAGCGGGCGTCACCTGCACCGTGGATAGCCAAGGTTGATGGCGAGTTTTATCCTGCTAAGTATTATTTTACCGTGGACTACACGGACAGTGAGGTGGCAGATCACCCTGCGCAACACAAGCAGAGCCATCTACTGGAGCTGCTAGACGCAGGAGAATACACAGGCAACATCGTGGCGTTGCCAAATAATCGGGTGCGAGT